GGCACGCCGGTCAGCGCGATCTGCGCTTGTGCTGCCATCTCGGGCGCGCCCTTGGCGATGGTCGCAAACGCACTCGGATTGCGCGCAGCGAGCGCGTAGTTGGCAAGCTGGCTCTCGCGCTCAAGACCGAACGTCTTTGCTGCCGCCGCATCCTGCGGCTTGATGATGGCGGCGTCATATGTCTGCAGCGGCGCAGGGCCGCCCGGCGGCACCACCTCTGCACCGATTGGCCCAGCGCCCGTTGCCCATCCGGTTTGTGCCGGTGTCGGCGGCGCGATGTCCATCAGGCGGGAACGGCGCGCGGCGATGGCTGCATCGGCTGCTTCCTGCTCGCGCTGTTTCGCCAACAATTCCTGCTGTAGTTTGCGGCGCTGATCTTCGCGCGCGGCGATTTCGCTGCGCACGTTGGCGATGTATGCGCCGCTCTTGCCGGAAAATGAATCGGCGAGCCCGGCCAGCGCCCTGCCGATGCTGTCATCCTCGACCCAGACCGGACCTGCCATGTGCGTCTCCTTAAACCGACATTCCCTTGCCCGCGATACCGGCGAGCGCTCCGGCGATGCCCCCCCACGGCGATGGCGATGCCGACCAGTGGATCGGCTGCACCGCTTTCTCGATGTTGTAGGCACCAAGCGAGCCCTGCCGGATATTGCCCTGCAGTTTGATGTCCGCGCCGCTCTGGTTGAACAGGTCCTGCGCGCGATTCTGCAGACCGAACTGCGAGCCGCCGTAAGACTGGATGGTTGCAAGATTGGCGATACGAGCGCGCGCATCGCGCGAGGCCTGCGTGATCTTTTCGGCGATGTCGGCCTGAATGATCGGAGATGCGCCCTTTTGGCCAGTGAGCAGTTTGTCCTGCAGCAGTTCGGGCTGCTGATCGAGCATGTCGGTCGGCGTGATGTCCTGCTGTACGCGCTCCTGCTCCTGCGCCTGCGCCTCCTTCTGTTTCTCCGGTGTCAATTCGCTCAGCGTGTCCTGCCGCGCCGCTTCCGCCTTCATGCGCGCGGCGTCCTGCCGTGCCCATTCCTCGCGCGCTTTGCGTTGCTGGTAGGCAATCCATTCGGCATTGGCGGCTTGCTGATTGCTGATCAGCGACTGCTGCGCGCTGTAATTCATAAACGCGCCGCCGATGGCACCGATTGCAGCGATAGCGCTAAGCGGATCGCACATCAGGTGATCTCATGACCCGAACTGTATTTGTAGCCCTTCGGGTACAGTTGACTGGCGTAGTAATTGTCGACCGCACCGCCGAGCGCGCTGGTCGCGCCAATCACCAACGGTCTGAACAGTTCACCCAGTGGCGTCAGGTTGGGCTGCGACAGTTGCGCCTGCTGCACCGACTGGATGGCGGTGTTGGCGGCGACCTGCGGGTCCTCGGTGGCGTACAACTGGTTGAGCGCCGCCTGCTGCTCGTTGGCGATGTTGCTACGCAGCGCCGCCACGTCTTGATCGGCCTTGGTCCTGATCGAGGCCTCGTTCGCCAGCCGCTGGCTCTCCAAATCAGCTTGCGCCGTGCCCGCCGCGGTCGAGCGCAGCAGCCCGGCACGCGCAAGATCGTAAGTGGTCTGCTCGCGCTGTTTGGTGAACTGGTCGCTAAGCTGCGGCAGCGAGTAGCCAAGCTGCGCGTTCTTGAACTTATTGTAGAAGGCTTCGTCGAAACCGCCTCCGGCAAACAGCGCATCGATGGCGCTCTTGCCTTGTTCAAGCCGCGCTTGCCGCTCCGCTTCCTTCTGCCGCGCTTCCCGCGCCTGCTGCTGCTCAAACGCAACGATCTGGGAATTGTCAGGTTGAGATTTGCCACCCATCACAGCACCTTTCGCAGTACGACGCCGATCTCCTCGGCACCGAATTTTTTGAACAGATTGATCAGCGACGGCATCGCCTTGTGACCGCTGGTAAGCGGGATGTGGATGCACACCGCTCCGTCGCCCTTGGCGAGATCGAGTGCGGTCGCTACCAGCGCACGCCCGAGCGGAGTGCCGCGGTATTCGGCGAGCGCGTAGATTTCGTCCATCACCGCCAGCGTTTTGGACGAGAAGCTGCGGTCGATGTGATAGGAGATCACGCCGACGATTCTGCCTTCATGTACGGCGATGATGTGCGGCGAGAAACCATGCTCGATCACCCTGCGCAGATACTGGGTCAGCATCGCCGGATCGAGATCGAGGTGCGGCGGGTACTGGCTCTCGCGAAAGAATGTCGAGAACAGCAGTACCAGTCCCTCGACGTCGTCGAGTGTGGCGAGCCGCAGTTCAATCTTCGGACGGGTTGCTGCTCGCTGGCGGGCGCTCATTCTTGAGCCACCTGTAGAGGACGAAGTCCTCGCCGCGCGCGCCGGAGCCGCGCAAAACGGTTTCCTCGACGGCATCGAACAGTCGGAGCCAACGTCTTACGTCGGGGCGGCTTGCCAGACTGCGGCACTCGATGCGGTGGTAACCGTTCTCCAGCAGATATTGCATCATAAACCCGCGCACATTTTTTGTCATCGGCAGCAGCACCTTGCCCCAGTCGTCGGTGCCGAAGGCAAAAGCAGTGCCCACACCACGCCACATTGGCACCATGCCCCAGACCGAGACCGGCACATCGTCCAAGGACGCGACAAACGCCAACAGGGAGTTTTGCATCACACGGTCGGCGAGATGTGGCACCGGGTCGTCGTAAGCCGACATCGCGATGAGTTCTTCGAGATCGAGCGCGCGCAAGTGCCGAGCGACATGATCGACCGCTTCGCGTGTGGCCCAGTCGATCTTGATCATGAGGCTTCGGCAAAATCATAATGCACGACCAGATTGGACAAAGTGAGCGGGCCATCCACCGTCGAACGCAGGCGCAGCGACAGATGCGTCGAGCGGCCCTCCATCGCCAACCGTCCCTGCGCGTATGAAGGCCCCAGAAATTTACCGATGTAATCCTCGGCGTTGACGTCCTCGGGATTGTAGGCGGCGTAAACACTCCACTCGCCTTGCGCAGCGGCATCGATGCCGTGATAGCTTTTCTTGGTGGCGATCTTTTCGCCTGCGAGAAACGGAAAGATGATCTCGACCGGCGAGGCGTCGTAGGTGATGCCGGTGTCGCTGGCCCCGCCGTAGGAATAGATGTTGTTGTTTTCATCACGCACGATGACGTGCTGGCGGTGCGTGCAGGCGGCGACGATGGTGAACTGATTGCCGTCGTTGTCGGTCGGGATGTATTCCGACCACGCCGTGATCTTGGGACCGGGAAACGCCGACAGCACATAGATGCGGTCGGGCAGGATCACCCAGAACCGTCCGGTCACCGGCTGCAACACCGAGATCGCCCTGCTCATAAAATCTTCGCCGAGCGTGCGGAACAGCGCCTGCATCGCCGGGTCGAGCGGCGAGCCGATGTCGGACACCGATGCCGCCAGCGATGAATTGCGCGCACGCAGCGAGCGCACGCCATCGGGCGCGACATAGAGAACGTCGCCAGAGCCGTAGGACAGCACCGATAATGGCGCGACCGTTCCTGCCTGCCGCAGCGTCTGCGAATACTGCGTGCGCAGCGGGTCGGGGTCGACAATCCACAACTGGCAGGCGCTTTTCGAGAACACTGCCAGCTTGTCGTAATAGACCTCCAGCGCCACGCACTCGGTCATGTCGGAATCTTCCAGCGACATGTCGATTGCGCCGGAGCCGGTCCCGGCCCAGTCGGTCGGATCACCGACCGCAGAAAAGAACATCACCGAGCCCGCGACCGAGAAAATCTTGCTCTTGTAGGTGCGCACATAGAGACCTTCCGCGCCCGTCACCTCGACGCCGTCGTAGAAGCGCTGCACGGTGCCGCTGACATCGGTCAACACCACCGCGAACACCTTATTGTCGAACAGGTCGTAATCGACAATCGCTTCGATGGCTGGCGCGGCCAGCAGCAGCTTGCCGACCGACCACGGGTCGGCTGGGTCCTCCTGACCGGGACCGCCGGGCGCGAGCGTGTACAGCATGCCGTTGACTTCCAACAGGCCTTTGCTGGCCGCGTCGACGGTCCCCATTTTGACGAAGGCGAAGCGCTTCTCGATCTCGCCGCCGGGCGTGATGTGACAATTGCGCAGTGCGCGCAGCGTGCCTGCCGGTGCCGTCAGAATGGAGCGGCGCAGATCAAGCCCGGCAGCAAAGTCGGTAATGGTGAAGTACGGCATCGACCAGCCTCATGGGATGTAATCGATGCCCGGCACATAGCCGCGATACGGGCGCGCACCGAAGTGATCGATGCGGTTATTGCCGCCCATGTTGTAGTTGGCGCGCTTGTCAGCGCCGGAGTTGGCGAGCAGCTTGCGCAGATAATTCTGCGCCTTGGTCAGCTTGAGCGCTGCCGCTTCGACCTTCTGGGTGGCGAGAATTTCTGCTGCCGCGAACAGCACGATGGCTTTTGAATCGATCACGCACTTGTCGTCGTCGGCGATCAGCGGATTGCACGGAGCCTGTCCCTCGAACCGCAGCGTGCCGGATTGCGCAGGCGTCGGCACCAGTTGCAGTTGACCGACAGGATTGGTCTTGCCGTCAACCACCGCAACCTTGTTGCCCCAGCGCAGCGGCGTGCCCGATTGCGGCGTGCCCGGCTGGATGTCGAAGGCGTGCAGACCGTAGGCAAGAATTTTCCATGACGAGGTGCCGTCCGAATAGAAAATGCGGTTGATCTGATCGAACGGCATCTCCTCGGGATAATCGTACAGCGCTTGGTTCTGGCTGAGCGGGACGTCGACCCAGTAGCGTAGATGCGGCCACTGGTAGGCATCCCACAACTCGCGCTGCTGACGGTCGAGTTGGATGTCTTGGCTCTGCTGCGACTGTACGTTCTGCGCCGGATTGAGCGACTGCCCGGTCTCGGCGCGCAGATCGCGGCGCAGATCGACCAGTGCCACTCCGACCGGCATCAGGCACCTTTGTGCGGCGGCTGATGTCTGCCCGGCTTGAACACTGCGGGACCGGCAGGCGGATCGGCACCGCGCGTGGCCTCATCCTCGT